GGGCCCTAGGACCGGATTAACTACCCGGTCATCCACGCTAGGGAGGTGCGGTCTTTCTTCCCTCCTCTTCCATTCCAGGAATCATCACATGTCCCAGCGTGACCTCATCCACAACTGGATCACCGAGCTGATCCTCGCGACCGTCACTTCGGCGAGCGTGCAGAAGAGCTCTGCTGTCCGTTGCACCGGCAACGACGGCATCTCCATCAACTTCCACTTCGGTGCGACGCTCGATCTGACGTCCACCTACAAGGTCCAGGAGTCCGACACGACCACCGACGGCGACTTCACCGATGCCGCTGCCGGCGACATCGTGGTCGACGACTCCAGCTCGGTCCCGGCCCTCGGCGCTCTCGCCGTGAGCACGACCGTGCGCGTCGGCTACGTCGGCAAGAAGAAGTACTGCCGTGGTGTGTTCACCCCCGGCGGCAGCTCGATCGTCACGATCACCGCGTCGAAGGGCTATCCGGCCTTCGGGCCGTACCCCAACGGGGTCGTCAATCAGGCCTAATTGGTAGAGGTCTGAAATTGGATTGGTGAGGCCTCGGCTCGAAAGAGCCGGGGTCGCTTTATTTAAAGGGGTCACCATGAGCGACGTTCTCACTTTTCCCGGCGCGGACCAACTCACCGGATTGCCGAACGACGGGCTCGTGCTCGCGAGCGACCGTGTCGTCATCCAGCGCGGCTCCACGTTCCACAAGACCACCGTCGGTGAGCTCGTGAGCAACCTCGTCGACACCCTGCTGCAGTCCGATCGCGTGACGGTCTTGGAGACCCTGGACGAGGTCACGGTCGTGCGCCCCGGCATCACGGTCGATTCCAAGATCATCGCCCAGATCATGAGCGACGACACCACCGCCAAGACCGCGATCGTCATTCCTGGTGATGGTGAGTTCGTCGTGAAGCTGAACGCTGCGGCCACCGCCGACGTCGAAGTCACCGTCGTGGTGTTCGCGTAAGGTCCCATGAAGTACCGAGGGAAAGACTTCATACTACAGGTAGACGATGACGGCGATTGGGTTTCCCATCTCGCTGATCGTTCTACCGTCTTTTCCCTCAACAACGAACCAGTCGATACGAGCGCCAAGGGGGATTCGCAGTGGCGAGTCCTCTCGCCCTATGGCGTACGGTCTGGTGAGATCTCGTGCAGCGGTCTCGTAACGGACGGTCGCGCGTACGACCTCATCCTCGCGGCCGCCTTCAACGGTTACAGCATCCTCGCCAGGATCATCCATGGGGAGTCGCAGGCGGAGGTTATCTCAGGCCGATGGATAGCGTCCATCGATAACAACGGAGAGTACAACGGAGCGCACGGGTATGGGGTCAAGCTCTCGAACTCCGGTGTGGCTTCCATGGGTCCGCCGCCCCCGTTCCTCTACGACCAGTACGTGTGGACTGCGACCTGGGACGGCGACGAGTGGATAATCACCGGGCCGGTGGTCACGCAGACCAACGACGCTTCCGTTGGCGAGTGGGTTGGAGATGACGAAGTGATGATCTGGACCGAGACGGTTCCGCTTGGGGATCCCGCTCCCGATGAGCCGGCCGCGCCTCCCGATCCCATCACGCAGGTCGCCACCCCTGTCATCTCTCCCCCAGGAGGGGCGACCACCGACGCGGACCCGATCACGATCACATGCGCGACCGCGCTCGCTGACACCTACTACACTCTGGACGGCAGCACGCCGGATAACACGAAGACGCTGTACGTCTCGCCGTTCACGCTCCCGCCGGATGTGGCTAGCCTCGTTGACCCGGCTGACTGGATCGGCGCATGGGACTTTGACTCCGGCACGGGGGCCTCGGCCATCACTGGCCTGCAGGACCTGGACACTGCGAATGCCGGCACTAGCTTGTCGCCCATTGCTGCTCAAAAGCTGCACACTCTTCCGTTCGCTCTCTCCTACAATACTCGCCGAACCGCGAGCGCGATAGCGGTCCCGGTGACTGTGGTCTCCTTCGCCGGCTTCTTCTTTGTCCCGACAGACGCACACCTTGTCAATACGATCTACGTCGGTCTCTCCACTGACACCAACAGCCCTATCCTTCGAGTGACTAGCGATGGTCGCATACAGAATGGGTCTAACTTCACTGCCTACTCCGTGCCTCTGGACGTCGAGTTTCACATTGCCTTGACATACGATGGTACGGAGGCTCGCCTATACCTCGATGGCGTGCTCACATACACTGCAACCATGAGCTTGGGGGGAGGGTCGCAGCACCCGCTCTTCTTCGGCAACCCAGACACCGGCAGCACCGGGACGTCCGACCTCACACTGGACAACTTCGTGGTGCACAGGAGCGTGTTCTCGCAGGACGCCATAGACTTCCTTGCAGCTGGCGGGATGCCTGCTGCGGACGGTACGCTCGGGGCTACCGGCCCGACGACGGTCAAGGCCATCGGCATCAAGGCTGGCATGACGGACAGCGCGATCGCGAGCGAGACGTACACCGTCACGCACCAGATCCCCAGCTTCCTGATGTGGGGTCCGGTCCAGGCCCTCTCGTACGACGAGACCTACGCGCCGATCACCACCTTCCCAGGAATGGCTACCTACGGCGGTGTATCCGCCAAGGTACATCCGGTTTCTGGCAAGCTGATCCTCGCCTCCGGTGACGGCGACGTGTGGGCCATGGACCCGACGACGCGCACAGTCTACTCGTGCCAGTCCGGAACACAGGCCAACGGTTCCCCCGCGAGCGGTGTGGTGGGGAGCCGCATGGTCCTGCAGTTCTCAGGTAGCCCTCAGATCGGCAGCGACAAGCTGGGCCGGTCCGACGACGGAACGACCTGGACAGCCTACAACGGGCCATACGCCGGCGGTAGCGGGTACGGTTCCAGCGTGTGCGCGTCTACCTTCCAGTTCCTCCACTGCGGCCAGACCGCTACAAGCACGCCGGCGCTCAGCAAGTCGTCTGACGCCGTGACGTGGACCGCGCTCACCCTGCCGTCAGACCCCAGCAGTGGCAGCTGTGGAGCCATCGCCGCGAACGGTGACGATGTGGTGGTACTTGGCACCAACTCGACTGGCATGCGCGTTCACTACTCGCACGATGGCGGTAATACCTGGGCCGACGCCAACATCAACGGTCTCACCGCCGACCTCTACACGACGGTTCTGTTCGCGTGCCCGACAGGGTTCTACTCGTACGGCGCTGGCGGCTGGAGGCACTCACCCCGCGGCGATGTGTGGTCCGCGCTCCAGGTGCAGGCCGGGTTCTCCTACCTGATGGGCGTCCACGATGGCGGGGTGTTCGCAAGCGCCACAGCAGGGGCCATCTGGTACTCGGAGAATGGAGCTCCCTTCGCTCCTGCCGGGTTCACGAATACCACCGAGTACTTCAGCGCTGATTTCTAAGGAAACCAATGGCTACCATCTCAACTATCGTTCTCTCGCGCACTGGCGTTCAGTTTCCGAGCACCCCGGCGGACGAGGACGGCGACAAGTTCCCGAACACCGGACGAGAGTTCTTGGTCTTCAAAAACGACAGCGCCGAGGAACGAGAGGTGTCGCTCATCATCGTTCAGTCGGTCGATGGGCAGACCCCCGAACCGCGAGTGGTCGATCTCCCCCTGGGTGAGACCACCATCGTGGGCCCGTTCCCGACGGATGATTACAACAGTCCTGTCGACGGCCTGATGGCGATCACGTACGATGACGCTGAGGACATCACGGTCGGCTTCTTCCGCATGACGATGGTGCAGTAATGTACGAGTCCGCTCCTCTAGGTGGCTACACGGTCCCGCGCATCGTATCGAAGCGTCTTCGTACGGCGGAAGCGCCGTCCGGTGAGCTGTTCGATCTGGACACTCTGCGCACCCACCTCCGATTCCCCAATCCGAAGGAGAACGACTACCTTAAATCGTTCATCCTTCCGACGGCCATCGATGCGGTAGAGCGATACACGAGTCGCTTCCTCCTCTCCAGGAAGCTGTCCATGACCATGGACTTCATTCCCGGCTTCGGGGATGCGACCGCTGGACGATACGGGACTGGTTACTACCCTGTGACGTTCACTCAGCGTGGGACGTTCAGGTGGTTCGATCTCATGGGCGCGCCGGTCCTCACCGTGCAGAGCATGAAGTACATTCAGGACGATGGCGTTGAGTCGACCTTTCCGGCCGATCAGTACCTCGTTGACGCGGCCGATCCCGATCGCGCTGCTCGCATCATCCTTCAGCGTGGTGCTCTCTGGCCGAGCGATCTGCAGGTTGCAAAGGGCATATCGATTGCGTATACCGCAGGGTATGGTGAGGCGGCAGATGTGCCGGCTTCGCTCAAGCATGCTGTGCTCTTGATCGCGACTGCTCTCTTCACCAACCGAGGCGACTCGGCAGATTCTCAGGACCTCGTTCTCCACTTCCCCCAGGTGCGCGCGCTGCTCGCACCGTACATCATCCCCAACTTCATCACGGTATGACCTCAAAGACGACAGATTATTCGGCCGGGGAGTTCCGGTTCAACGTTGTCGTTCAAAAGAACGTCGCGAAGGCGGATAATTACGGAGGCCAGGGGAAGCCGGAGTGGGTGGACTTCACTGATATCTGGTGTAAGATCACGGAGAAGGGTGGCAACGAGGTCTTCGGTGAGGGAACCACCGGGCGCATCCGCTCGGTGCAGACTGTCGTCTTCGTGACATGGTGGACTGAGGAAGTGCTGACCACGCATCGTCTCATCTGGAAGAACAAAGCGTACAACATCAACGACATCAAGAATGTCGAGGAGCGCAATAAGTTCACCGAGATCATAGCTGACTCTGGGGTGGAGACATGACACTCAAGGTCGTCATTGAGTTCTCCAAGGCTGTCGCCAATATGATGAAGCACTCGAAGTCGCGTGCTGTACAGAAGGCGATTCAGAAGGCCTCGACTCAGGGCGCTCTCCTCATCCAGGGACGGGCTCAGCAGCGCATCATGAAGGGACCGAAGAGCGGTATCGTGTACGGGCCTCAGCGACTTGCTGCGAAGAAGAACCGCGGTCTCAAGCTCACCAAGCGAGAGGCCGGTAAGGTGCATCAAGCATCATCTCCTGGTGAAGCTCCGGCCAACTGGAGCGGTCATCTCGTTCGCGGAATCAAGATCGCTCGTGCGGAGCTCACAGGGTTCGGGGTCTACACGGCCAAGGTCATCTCGACCGCTCCCTACTCGTGCGCGCTGGAGTACGGTACGCGCACAGCTGGCAAGACGCACGATGTCGTCATCCTCGAGCGGCCGTTCATGAAGCCCTCTGTCGATGAGTCCTTGAAGGAAATCGACACTCTGATAAAGGTCGCTGTGGCGGCTGCCATGAAGGAGGACGATGATGGCTAACGCTGCAGCAAAGAAGGCCGAGGTCATCCTCCGCGTCAAGGAACGTCTTGACTCGTGCGACAAGCTCTTCAAGAAGATGGGCGATAAGAAGAGCTGGTTCAACAACATTCCTCAGGACTATCCGCTGCCGGTCATTCGGTTTCGTTTCTCCCAGGGAACGGAGTGGGATACCAAGGACTCTGTTGGGTGGGAAGGCGTTCTCACGTTCGACGCTTGGACCGACGCACGCAACGACGGCTTTGCCCTCGAGATATCCGATATCATTGAAGAGCTGTTCCATGACAAGGAACTCGGGCTCGAGCAAGGTGGACAGAACCTTCTTCTGCGTCACACGTTCTTTGATGCCTTCACTGAACCTGATGGCATCACTCATCACTCTGTGACGCAATTCGCTGTCACAATCACCAACTAGGAGACGTCATCATGGCCAAGTTCAAGGGTAAAGATTTCCTCATCCAGATGAGCCTCGATGTGCTCGGCGCGTGGATCGTCTCCACCGCCTACACCGTCGGCCAGCGCGTCACGACCGCGACGGGCGCGTACGAGTGCATCACCGCCGGTACCTCGGCCGTCTCGGGCACCGGTCCCGCGACGCAGAGCGCTGACATCACCGATGGCACCGCGCACTGGAAGTTCCTCACGGCGCTCACCAGCGGTTTCATCACGGTCGCCGGCCTGCGCTCGACCAGCATGTCCATCAACAACGAGCAGGTCGACGTCACCGACAAGGGGACGATGTCCTGGCGTCAGCTGCTCGATGCGGGCGTCCGCTCCATGGAGCTCACCGGCTCGGGCATCTTCAACGACGATGCCTCGATGGACATCTTCCTTGAGGACCTGCTGAACGGTGCCATCAAGGAGTGCAAGCTCATCTCCGGTCGTGGTGACAGCTTCGCAGGGCTGTTCCTCCTCGGCGGCGGCGAGCGCTCGGGCGAGTACAACGGTGCCGAGCAGTACACCATGTCGTTCGCTTCCGCGGACGAAATCACGCACACCCCGGCGACGTAAGCCGGCTACCAAGGAGAGATCGTGGCCAATAAGTATCGTGGGGAAGTCGACATCGAGCTGGCGATGAATGAAGGGGGCGTGATGCGTAAGTTCACCATGCGCCCGGATTTCACCGCCATGGTCGAGTTCGAGGAGAGGACCGGGCAGGAGATTGCACTGGTCATGAACGAGAGCATTAAGAAGAAGTCTGTCGGGTTCAAGATCGCCGCCGCTGGCATTCACGGCGGTATCGTGGCTACCGAAGGGAAGAACGCCCCGACATTCGAGGAGATCGGTGCGGCCATCCGCCGTACTGGACTGAAGAACGTGATCGCACCTCTTCTCCAGTACTTCGCGAATAGCCTCACCAGTGATGCTGATCTGCAGGCAGCTGCGAAGGCAGCAGAGGCCGAAGCATCGGGAAAAGGCCGAAGCGCCGTCGCCGGCCCGTAGCCGACGATGACGCAGAGCTTGAGGTAGAGAATCCCGACTGGCATTTGCTGGTCGCGATTCTCGTGCTCAAGTATCAGCAGCCGCTTGAGCAGGCTTGGGGATTTACTCTACGGGAGTTCCTGATGGTAGCCGATCTCAAGACCGAGTTGCATCGTGCCAAGAATGGCTCGTCTGCTCTCGATGACGACGACATGGAAGACTTCATCGCGCACCTGAGGAAGAAGGGTCACGACGTATGAGTAAAGACAAAGGCGCTGGTCTAGGCCAGACGATTACGTACGCGATCACCGCTACTGTTGACGGTCTTCAGAAGGCTTTCACTCAGGCTGCGTCGATGACGGCGAAATTCGGCAGAGGTATTCAGGGGGCGATCAGCGGTATCGCCAGCCCGTTCAATGCGATCGCCGGGAAGCTGCACGGGATCCTCGGGCCCCTGGCGGCGGCGACCACCGCATGGGCTTCCCTCAGCTCTGTCATCCAGGCGTTCGAACGGTCTGAGTCGCTTGGCAAGGTCGCCAACAATCTCGGTATCGCTGTCGACAAGCTCTCTCAGCTGCAGTACGTTGCTGAGCAGAGCCAGTCGTCGGCCGGTGCCATGGACACTGCGCTCAGGAAGATGGCGACGTTCCTGGGAGAGGTAACTGACGCCGGCAGCGAAGCATCCATGTCGCTCGCCAAGCTCGGGCTCTCCGCCAAGGACCTCGAAGGTCTGACGACGGACGAAGCCTTCCTCAAGGTGGCGGATGCTCTGCAGAAGACCACGAATGTCAGCGAGCGCCTGACCCTCCAGCAGAAGATCTTCGGGAAGTCCTCGCAAGAGGTGGCAGGTGTTCTCACCCAGGGATCGGATGCCATCCGTGAAATGATGAAGGAGGGCGATGGCCTCAATCGTACTCTGAAGAATATCGAGTATGGGCAGATCATAGCTGCGAAGGATTCCATCGAGCATCTTCAGGCAGCGTTCCGCTCGCTTGCGGATAAGCTCACGCTTTCTCTCGCGCCTGCAATCGACTTCATCGCGAAAGAAATCGATGCGGCCATCGGAGACGTTGGCCGGTTCGGTGGTGCTTTCGGTCTCCTGACCGACGGTATCATCTACTCAATCGGTCTCGTCAAGATGGCGTGGCAGGGCGTCCAGCTGATGTGGGAGGGCGCGAAGGTAGTTATCGGGGATCTCAGTCTCGCGTTCTACAGGGTAGCGCGCGACATCGTTCAGGGGTCGCTCCTCATCGCCGACATCTCAATGAAGACGTGGGATGTCATCGCTGCCAGCTTCGTCGTCACGGGCAACCTGATCAAGGTCGGGTGGGAGGAGATCGCGGCGGCTGGCATCAAGGCGTTCGCCTTCCTCCAGGAGAAGATCGGCGAGTCGATGCGGGCCATCGGCAATAGCATGATCGGGTCCGGCATCGCGCAGATGCGCGAAATTGGTGAGAAGCTACTAACGACTGGTACGAACCTCATCGGGTCGGCCGGTCGTATGGCAGACAATACCAGCAAGTCGCTCGAGAAGGCGAAAGACTCCCTCGATAAGAGTGTCGTAGCTCTTGAGGGCGCGCGCGAGGCGTTCAAGAACCCGGCTGATACGTCCACTCCGTACTTCGATACGATGATCGCGAACGCCGAGGTGTTCCGCGACAAGGCCATCGAAGCGTTCAAGCAGGTCAGCGAGGCCATCGCATCGCAGGAGGGTGGAAACGCTGTCTCTGCGACGTGGGCAGCGTTCGCGAGGTCGGTTGAGGAGTTCCAGAAGCGCGCTACCGAAGCAGCGCAGAAGGGTAGCACCGAGCGAGCTGTCATCGCTGACGCAGAGGCTGCCCATACGAATGAGGTCTACACCAATTTCTGGTCCAACCACGCCAAGGCGACACAAGACTTCAACGATGAGATGCTCATTCTTAGTTCGAAGAATGATGCCATCATCGCTGCTCGTCAGCAGGAGTTCAACAATCAGCAGACGTTGCGTGAAGAGCGAGCGATTGACCAGCAGGTCATGCTCTGGCGTTCGGGCTGGGAAGGTAAGGCGCAGATCCTCAGCGGTGTGCTCGGTGATCTCGCCTCACTGATGCAGAGCAAGAGCAAGAGCATGTTCGAGGTGGGCAAGATCGCTGCCATCGCACAGACCGTCCTCGATACCATCGTCTCTGCCTCGTCCTCGTTCCGGTTCGGCGCTGCCATCGGTGGCCCGGTGGTCGGTGCAGCGTTCGCAGCTGCAGCGACCGCAGCTGGCTTCGTTCGCCTCCAGCAGATCAAGAGCACCACGTTCGGGTCAAGCTCAGGCGGCGCTGGCGGTGGAGGAGGCGGCCGGAATCCTGGAGCGCAGGGAGGTGGCGAGCAGGCGGCACCGCAGATCAATCGGCAGATTAATGTCTCCCTCAACGGCGACAGGTTCAGCCAGACCCAGGTGCGAGCGCTCATCGGCCAGATCAACGAAGCGACTGACGACAACACTACCCTCAAATCTCAGGTGGCATAATGTCAGGCGAAGTATTCCCCAAGATGTGGTGGAAGGATCAGGTCGGGAACGGAACCTACGCGCTCGCGGGGGGTCTGGTGGAATCGTCCGGGTTCGAGTGGACGAACATCTCCGACTGGCGCGACTACACCGAGTTCAAGTGGCTCGGTACCGCTGCCTCGAACGCCACCGTCGTGCAGTCCGCGATCCGCGTCGTCAGCTCGTTCATCATGTGGTTCTCGTCCATCACGGACGGCGGCACCTACACCCTTTCGGCCGAGCTTTCCACTCCAGGAGGTGGGTTCACAACCCTCGCGACGATGGTCGTACCGGCCAATTCGCTGGTCCCCCTCATCTCGACGTTCACCCCGGCCACCATCCCCAGCGGGTGTAAGCTCAAGATCACGAGGACGACTGCGGGGGTCTCGCACACGATCCGATGCATCTTCGCCGGCACCGACCTCACCATGCAACGAGGGATGTTCAAGGGTGTGCGGCCTCCGGCGCTCAGCGGTAGCATCGTCTCCGATACCGTGATCGCGGTGAATGGCAGCATCCTAGGAAGAAACATCCGCCGTGTGGATCGCGCGCAGTCGCTTGAGATCAACCCCGTCACGGCCTCGTGGGTTCGGTCCGAGTGGGAACCGTTCGTCGTTCACATGGAGCGCTTCGCAGCGTTCTATCAGTGGAACTCGGTCACCTACCCTGAGGACGTAGCCTTCGCGGGCGCTGAGCAGATCGTTGCCCCAGAGAACGGTGACCCGGTTCCGTACATGAAAGTGTCCATGCCTCTGAGGCTCCTGCGATGACCTTCTACGATGCAGCTAAGATCATGGGCAAGCGCCCGTGTGTCATCGTTCAGTTGTTCATGTCTCGCTGCGCGAATCAGTTCGGCGTAGCGCCATGCACTGCTGTCGGCTCAGGGAACACGAAATGCTTCCGCTCCCGCAGTAGCTGCCGGGACGTGCCGAACTACGCCGAGACCGACGAATGGGTGTTCAATTTCTCCACGACCCGCGTGTCTGGGTTCCAAGAGATTGACCAGTCCCCTGTCTTCCCGACGGTCACGAACATCGAGACGGCGAGCACCATCCTCACCCCAGGAAAGGGTCTCGGTGCGCGTGCATCGGTCAACATCACGTTGCAGGATTTTCCGTGGACGGATGTCTACTCGGACCCGTACCGTCTGGAGAGAACCGGCACGCCCCCGGGTGACATCGGAACGTTCTGGGGTAAGTTCCTCGCGCGTCATCGCTACCATGAGAACCGTCGTATCGTCATTCACACCGGATTCCTGACGGCTTCTGGAGAGTACGATCCGGACAACTTCCAGACGCGCACGTACTTCATCACCAACATCTCTGGCCCAGATGGTGAGGGTAAGGTAACGCTCGAAGCCAAGGACCCGATCAAGTTCTCGGACAATGACAAGAGCCAATTCCCGAAGGGGTACCAGACCGTCCTCAATGCAGACATTAACGATGTCCAGACGACACTCGTTGTCAGGGATGTCAGTGGTGAGCTGCTTGACGTTGGCCCGATCACCATCGCCGGGCAGAAGTACATCAAAGTCGACAGCGAGATAATGAAGGTGACCGGTATCTCGCCGGCATTCCCTTCCGTTGGCGTGCCGGGCGCAACCTACACCTTGACGGTCGTTCGTGGCCCTGGTCCGACGGCGATGCCGGCCTACTACCAAGCTGCGACGAACGAAGGATCGGATCATAACGCTGGATCAACCGTACAGCCATGTTACGAGTGGGACGCGGTATCAGTTGCCTACATCATCTACCAACTCTTCATCGAGTCTGGCGTAGACCCGGCGTATATCGAGCCGGCTGCTACATGGCAGGCCGACTTCGTAGATAGCGGCCTTGGTGACTATGCATTCACCAACCTTCTGGTCAAGCCGGAAGGCATCAAGACCCTGCTCGATGAAATCGCTCAGCACAATATCCTGATCTGGTGGGATGAGCGGGCTCAGCTGATCAAGTGCCGCGCGCTCGTGTTCAGGTCCGCTCTCAATTCCTCGTACAACGAGACGCAGAACATAATTCAGGGGTCACAGATCATCGCTGAGGTAACGAAGGATCGTCTTACTCAGGTCTGGATGCTGTTCAACGTCATTAATCCGACGTACGATCTCAAGAAGCAAGTCAGCTACGAGACGATCAACATCATCGCCGATCTTTCGCTGGAAACTCCAGAGAAATACGGCCAGAGCGGCGTGTCGTTTATCTACAGCCGATGGTTGGAGCAGGGCCTGGACATTTCCTCACAGGTGTGTTCACGTCGACTCCAGCGATTCCAGGATCCGTACCACATCTACACCTTTGAAGTTGACCCGAAGGACTCGCAGTATTGGGTCGGTGATAATCTGGCGCTGCAATCTTCTCTCTACCAGGACGAGTTCGGCAATCAGCGCCGGGTTAACTATCTCATCACGCAGGCGGATGAGATCATCGGTTCAGAGGGTGTGCGCTACCGCTTCACCGCGGTCGAGCAGGTGACGTACGGCGGTATCACCGCTGCATGGACACCTGTTCCTGGAGTGACGATACCGTCCGGTCTCCCGCTCGAGGGCGAGACGATGCCTGCCGATTACGATTCCGCGACACAAGCGCAGAGAGAAGCGTATGCGTTCTGGGGATACGATGATGGAGAGTTCGCTGATGGTACCAAATCTTACGTCTGGGTCTAAGGAATAAATCATGGCTGGATATTCTGCTATCGCTAATGCTGAGATCGATCCCGGCAAAGCAGTCGCCTCATTCACGGGACACAAGTTCCGTGATAATCTCGAAGCCGTTCGCGAAGGTGATCTCACTGCTCCGAGCGTCTACGTCGATACTGCCCTCACGGCACCAGTCGCTGAAGCTGGTAAACTTCTCAAGGTATCGGCAACCCCGCACCCGATCGATACCACGCGAAACTACGTTGAATACGCCAGCTCGGCCGCTAGCTCGAGCTTCGATTCAGAGACCAATACCGGCGTAGACACGAATAGCACCGTAGCCATTCCGGCAATTGGTATCGCGGTCGTTCAATTCATTTCGGTCGGCGCTAGCAATTCCGTTCACGGCAGCGCTCAGTTCGTTGATGGGGATCTTAAACTGATCCTTTGGATGGATGAGACAGCAGGTGCTAGCTATAGCGCTTCGAACAGTGGCGGTGGTACTGACTGGACGTACAGCTATAGCGGCGGCAATTTCACCATCCACTCTGATTCCTCCGGCGGAAATCCCTCCAAGACCGCCGTCTTCGTGGTGACGACTTAATCATGAGTGAAGACGAAATCCCCTCGACGGATAAGATCCGTAAAGACCACGAAGATCATACGACTGTTCGTAAGGTCATCGCTCTCGAAGCGTCCTTGCACGAGTTCAAGATAACGACGAGCAAGAACTTCAAGCAGAGCCAGACCGAGAGGCAACAGCAGAACATAATTCTGCGAGAGATCCAGGATGCTATCGTCCGGCTAGAGACTCTGCAGGAGCAGAAGAGCGGTACCGATACGCATGAGTCGAGGAAGAACCCACTGAACCGCTCAGTCGGTAGCCTTCTCGGTGAGGTCTTCGTTACCTCGATCAAGACTCTCGGGGTTGCAGCTGTGTCGGCGCTCATTCTCTGGGGTCTTACCAGCGCTCGCATCGTTCATCTTCCCTCCGACCAACCAAAGGACCACGGCCCATGAAAACCATTTTCATCCTCCTCTTCATCGGGTCCCTTTCCGGGTGCGGTGAGAACGATCGAGCCCAGCAGGTGGCCAACTCGGCCGCCACCATCTACGAGGCGCAACTCGCCCAGGAAGCCGGAGCGTCAACCGGTCCTGTCATCAAAGAGAACGCGATGGCCATCATCCACGCGGAAGGGTTCAAGTACGAACCCGGAGAGAAGAAGAAATGAAAAAGGATATCATCGCATCCGCGATCCTCCTCGGCATCATCCTGCTGGTCGGTACCATCGGGGCTTCGCGCTCCTGGACGGCAGAACCGGACGCGCGTCCATCCGCCAAGCCAGCAGCCACCGCCACCGAGTGGAGCGCCAACGAGAAGGCAGCCTTCGAGGCTGGCATGAAGCAGGCGCAGGCGACCGAGGCCACCGCACCGAAGCCCACCGATTGGGTCTCGATCGGTCTGAGCACGCTTACAGTGGTCGGTGTCGTGCTCGGCGTCATCGCCCGCTTCTCACCCCAGGTAGGGGTCCTGAGCAATATCGCCGTCACCGGGGTCGATATCATCAAGAAGGTCGTTCTGCCAGCGCACGTCCAAGCGTCTGAGAGACAGACCCTCGCGTGGGCGCAGGCAGGCACTACGATGTTCAATGTCATCAACGAGGTGAGCAACGACACCAAGGTCGGTGATCTGAAGGCGAAGTTCGGTGATAGGTGGCCAGCCGCCGCTCTTACGGTCGTCAATCAATCGCTCGAGGAGCTGGGCAAGACCAAAGCCTGACGCGGTTCAAATCTGTCGACAAAGAAACCTCGAGCACACGCTCGAGGTTTTTGTGTTAGCCGGCAGCGGGCGGGAAGAACTGCGAGCTGAACATGCCACCGCCGTCATCGACCTCAGTGGTCAGGTAGCCCAGATAGCTGACACCGACCGATGCCCAGAAGTTGCCAGCATCGTCGGCCGGGAACCTGAAGGTGTACGACAGGCTACCGCCGGCCGGCACGATGGACCGCTGCGACCCGGTCTCGACCCACGTTCCGAACGAACTCGGACCCCATGTGACCTTCGTCGGGTCCTCCGACTTCTTATAGTTGGTCGTGATGATGATGTTCGGCGAATCCGTTCCACCGTCGTTGGTCACGACGAAGCGGAGCGTGCAGTACTGCACTCCCAGGATCGTCTGGAACGTCGGACCTTCGGTGACCGAGGTGAGATGCATCGGGCGCGGTGGCGTTGAGGGACCGCTGGAATCGTCGGAGGAACTGCCCGAGTCGCTGCCGGCGCAGGCCGACAGGCAGAGGACGATGATCGAGAGGAAGAGGGCGGTGTACATGGTTGGCTCCTTACCCCTCTATTTAGGGGTTAACATAGGGGGTAGAAAGCAGAAACTGGCCTAGACAGGCACCACCGGCAGGCTCGGGCGCCTAGGCCCTAGAAAGGGCTTTGTTACGGGGATGGTATTAACGGATTGCGCGGTAGGGGTTGGATCGGCGGCTGCCGGTGTGGTGCATGATCTCGTCCACGACTTCGATCGTCGCGGAGCGCTGGAATTTCCTCGCGTCACGATTGTTCACGCGACGGTAATCGAGCTCGGCAGAATCCTCGATGCTCTGGAGCATCCGATCCTGTGTCTCGGTCGTAACGACGAACCAGTGGGCGGCGCAGAACGGATGCTGCTCGGGGTGGGCAGCGGTGCAGCCGGGATACATACAGCGTCTCATCGTATTTGGTACTCCACTGTTCCGCTGACCTCTGTCGCGCGGATCTTGTGATTGATGATGAGATAGTTGAGCTCGATCCAGAATTTCCAATGCTGTGGGTTCTTCTTGTTCTCGAGGCCGAGACGCTCGATGAGATCTACGGTTGTGATCCGCGGGTGGCGCTTTACTTCCTCCAGGATCCTCTTCGGGAGGGAGGCGATAGCGGGGTATTTGATGACGAATTTCATGGTCTGTCTGTTCAATGATCCAAGGCCCTAGCTCGCGATGAGCTAGAGCCGCGGACCGGTTGACGATCAGGCCTTCTTCGCGCCCTCCTTCTTCGGGCCAGCCTTGATGCGTAGGACCGGCTCGGCCTTCTCGCCTTCGATGGCGAGGGTCTTCCAGTCCACCGCGTCAGGAGCCTTCCCGTCGCTGATCTTCTCGGTCTTCATGCCACCCTCGTACCATTTGGCCAGCGCACCGGCCTTCGTCGGGGTCTTGGCCATGGTCTCGGACACCGCGCGCTGGAGGCGGTTGGTGACCAGAGCCTCGTCGCCGGTGGTGATGGTCACGTCGGTGCCGACCGCGCGGTAGACCGACTCACCGTCCTTCATCGTGGTGACGTTGCGGAACTTGCTGGTGCGCTTGTCGAAGACGACCTGCTTGGCACCGCGCGCCAGCAGGGCGCGGAAGAAGATGACCGGAGTGGCGAAATCGGTGTCGACGTTGGCCAGCTTGAGCGAGCGGGCGATCTCGCGGATGGTCTTGACGTGATGACCGAAACCGCCGAACGTGGCACCGGAGAAGGTCGCCTTGGACTTCTCCTTCTTCCAGGAGAGGGTCACGGCGTCGCCCGGCTCCATGGCATCGCTGACGGGCAGGACGTTGAGGACGGTGAGGGAGGCGTTGTTCGTCTGGATGTCGATAGCGAGGCGCATGGTAGCGACCTTTCGTGGGCTCTACGGAGAAGAGCTAGGGTGGATCCGTGACCGCTTGCGCGGTTTCGGCCGAATTTCACGGCCTCTTCAGACGGTCAGCGATGCGTGGTGCGGTTGATGATCTTGTAGACGTTGGATAGCTCGGTGTCGAAGGCGCGTGCCAGCTTCTCCCTCGGCCAGTCGGACAGGCGCCTGATGCGCTTGACCTGATCCTGGGAGAGGTGGCGAGGCCCGACGCGGCGATCGTTGGTGCGAGTGCGGCGCATGATCAGGCTCCCTTCAGGCGGGACTCGAACCGCTTGGCGATTGCCACCAGTCTCCCGAACGACCCGCGAGGGTAGCTCCGCAGGTATCCCCTGAGAGCCTGCGCCCCGTCCACCGCCGCTTCGTTGGCGTAGCCGGCCCAATCATGGGCCGAGGGGTTGGCCAGCCTGAAAGCGACTGACCGCTTGCAGGCCTCCAGACCAGCCGCGATCCGGCGGTGGCTCCTGGCGTAGGAAAGAGTAGCCAGCATGGAGGTGGTATCGCTTTCCATGATCAGGCCTCCTTCCGAAAGGCGACCGGGTCGGAGTACTGGATACCGTTGACGATCACGCGCATCAAGTACCCGTCGATCCACACGCGCATCCCGGTTTCCAGGTACTGCGCCACCGCGAACACCTCGGCCTCACTCTCGCGTTCGGCATCTTTCATCTCCTGCGAGCCGTTGTGGATGCAGGCGGCGGCACGATTCGTCCAGGCGATCTCGGATTCGTTGGTCTTGCCGCAGTACCCCAAGCTCGTCCCGACCCGGATGTCATGGTGCGGGAGGCTCCCTTCGATGCGGATCGCCTGCTTGTGACAGAGGGTGACGACCCCCGCCGGAACGGTCTTGTCGATGGTGGACTTGGCGAGGAAGAGAGCGCTGGCGTTCATGGTTTGCCTTTCGGGCGGGACAGGCCTGATTGGCCTGTATGAATGAAAGATAACAGGGTTGTTATGATTCGCAAGAAATATTATTCGCCGATGAAATACAGGTAAGTGTCGCTGGGGATGAGCAGGTCGGTCATCTCGGCCTTGGTCCGGAAGTTGGCGACCACCCGGCCGTTGGACTTGTTGACGAGATGCGCGCTGACGAACATCAACTGCTGGTGGAAGAGCTCACGGGCGCCCTCCATGCGGCTGGCGAAGGGCCCGATCATGATCGTGTTGGTGTGGCGCGTGGTGGTAGGCGGTTGGGTGCGCCCGTGGGCGACAACGACCGGGCGGATGCCACCATCGAGAGGATTCGAGCTCATATTAGCATACCTCGTAAAGGCAGGTACCGACCAGCTTGATGACCTCGTCCTTGACCAGCTTGCGCACGAGCTTGAGCTTCTGGATGCTGCTCGCGTTGTACCCATCGAACGAGTACTGGACGAAGATCTGCTTCGCGGTGATCTGGGTGCCAGCCGGCTTGGACTTGAGGAAGTTGAGGAGGTTTTCCATGATTAGGCAGCCTTCTTGCAGATCTCAGCGATCGCATTGTCGCAGAGTTCGATTTCGCTCGGGATGTCGAGATTACGCTTGAGAGCCTTCAGGTCCTGGACCGCAGCGCCGGCCCATCCACGAGCCGCCATCCTCTTGGCAGCCAGGATGACCAAGGTGAGCGCGATATCGCGATCCATCGTAGCGGTTTCGGTTTCGATCTGCATGGCTTGCCCTTTCAGAGCGGGTCGCCGGGCTGCTGCCCTTGGCGTATAATGGCACGATAGCGGACCCGCTCTGAATCGCAACTAGTTTGTTACGTTGTTCCTATTACGGGTGAAGTTGACCGGCGGTTGGCTGGTCCTCCAAACCCGGATGAGCAGCAGTATCCTCGAATTTCTTCTTCTGCAGCTCGATGAAGAGCGCCAGCTTGTTGATCGCCCATTTGAGAACGAACTCGGGCGTGACGTTGGAGTCGGGCTTGGCGAAGATGATCTTCGAGAATTCGAAGTTGAAGAGGAGGCGAGAGATTTCTCGT